TCCTTTTCATCCTCCCATTTGTAACAAATGCAAATAATTGCCCTCTCTTTTATGATATTAGAGTAGTCAATATTCTTTTTGAAACCTGCCTCCCAGAATAATCCAATGTTAGGACTCGTTTCTATGTCAAAAAATAACCTCCTGCGTTTAGTCTGCATATGGTATATACTTGGTTTTGCCTTGCTCCTTTATAGCTCTCAAAACCTGTTTCCTCTGCTTTCCTGAGGCTGAATAACTCACATGAACCCAATCAGGATTTTGTTTTGTCCCAAACTCCCAGATCAATTGATCAAAGTCCAATTTATCTTTTATAAATTTAAAGATTTCTGCATTACTAATATCAGTTCCATCCATATCAATATCAAGTGCCTCTCCAGAACTATGCTGAGATTTCATTGCACCGCCAATAGCAGCATTTAATGCCTGTGATCTGTAACCACTACTAATACGGATAGGCTGCCTGAAATTGGCTCTAATAGGCTCGAAAACTTTCTCAGCTATGAGTTTGAGATTTTTGGTATGCTCCTCTGTAGGCATATTAGAAATCCCTCTCCTCTTGGCTGATTCGCTCCTCGTTACTTCTACTAAATCCAGATGCTCACTTAGTTTCATCTTTTTTATTTATAGCTTTTTCATATGAAGTAAATCCTAAGGCTGCTGCTGCTAATCCTGCAACTGCCCATACCAATGCATCAGATGGAGTATGCTCTGAGTTATGATTCTCATAAAGAGTCCAACACAAAAAACCTGCACAGACTAAACCTACCAATCTTTTACTTGATGCTTCTCCTTTGTCTGATAAAAAACCCTTTGCCCAATCTATTAGCTTTTTCATTGTTCTATTATTGTTGAGTCAATGGAGCTTGAACTATCTGTGCTGATACGTTTTTTACCCCAAAAATTTGTTTTCTCTTTTATGTAAATGGTATCTCTAACAATAACTGTTTTTGTTATTTTAGATAATTCATTTAATTTTTCGTTTTCTTTTTGTAATTCTACAATTTTTTTCTCTGCCTGTTGAAATTTATATACTATTTGCCTCTCTTTCTTAATAATTATTTTTTCAGTAATTGGCAGCATTTTCATCACAGAGTCATACAATGGTTTTTCAATGTCTTTATTTACGATAATCTTTTTATTATCGGTATTGCATGACATTAATAATATCATTAATATGTATCTCATTTGATTTTTCCTAATTCTTGCAAAACCAAAAGTTTAGATGCAGCAGCAGATAGAAGGCTGTCCGATCTTTTTAGCTGTGCAGAAAGCATATCAATCTTTGCCTCAAGTTGCTCAATTTTTTGACCTTGTTTTGCAATCTGCTCATTATACTGCATTTTGCCATCTACATACAAATAGCTGATCCCTGCAAGGGTAATCAATAAAAAAGCCTTGACAGGTTCTTTAGTAAACTGATCAAAGCTAAAAGTGGGGATTATTGAGTTTTTGGTTTCCATTTTTTCTAAATCATTTATTGTCAATTTCGTTTAATTTTCTCTGTGCCCATGCTATGCCTTCATCTCCACCCCATGCTAACCACATTAATGCTCCGCAATCTTTTCTGGCATCTCCTTTAGAGTTTTCCCTATGCCTTTCAAAGGCTGCCATTCTCGCAATTGTATCTCTGGTAATGTTTTCTCCTTTAGCAAGTTGATTGGCTCTTGCCCAACCTACAGGAGTTCCGCAATTTGTTCCGTATTGATCCCTAATATTTAAGGCTCTTTGTGCGTTAACTTTAGCTGCCTGAGGGTAATCATTATAACTGTCTGCCATTGCAACTCTGATGGCTGCCCATGCTTTGTGAGCTTTCTCCTCAGTTTCATAAATACATGATCCTGTTCCGATTCTGTATTTTCCGTTGCTGCATTTGATGACAGGCATTTAGAGTAGTTTACTATAAATGCTGTTTCTTTTAGAATTTATCTCTTTAAAGTTGTAATGTTTTGAGCAATAGTCAAAAAGCTCCTGACCTAACCCTATCCTCATCTGCTGATCTCTGAGTAATGAGTTGATATGTTTGTTCCAATCTGACTGCTTATTTACATAAAGTACAGGCAAATCTTTATAAGGATGGACATTTGAAACTATGGCAGGATTCTTTTTAGCAGCAGTTTCCAGAACCTTGAGATTTGATTTCATTCCGTTGAACTTAGATTCAACCAGAGGAATCAGGCTCACATCAGAATCTGCATAGGCTGCCATGTACCTCGTTACATCTGTGTACCTGTAAATGTGAGTATCTAATTTTCTACCTGCAGAGAAATAATAAGCCATGTAATTCCAAATCTCCCCCTCGCTCTCATTATACCCTGCCAATATCATTTTAACATTCTTGCCAATCAATCTTTTGAGAGGCTCTTTTAGAATCTTTAAATCCTTTTCATGTGTTCCGCTACCTGCCCAGAATAACCTGAGTTTATCTGATTCTATTTTATTGTCCAGAAACTGCTCCTCTCCATATGGCAGGGCATTAGGCAAAATATCTACATTAGGATTATATTGATATATTGCCTCTGCGAGTCTTTCGTGAGTGCAGGTATTTAGGTCTGCGAGTTTTATGTATTGCAAAATCCTATCTGTTATGCCATTATCCTCATATCTCTGATAAAGTACATGAGATGCATCTAACTGCCAGAAATCATCATTATCAACTACTAATTTGAATCCATATTTTTTTCGCCAATCTATGATGTCCTGAATATTTATATCAGCCAGAAACCTATTCATCAGGAATATGTCCCAACCTTTTGCAACTATTTCCTCACTCAAAGTATCTGTGATCAGGCAGTAGTCTTTCTGCATATGCACCAAAGGCAGCATTATCCGATGATAACCTACCCCTGAGAATTTACTTGTTATGGCTAATATTCTCATTTCTTAGGTCTGCCTCTTTTTTTAGGTACATTTTCCTGTACAGGTTCTTGTACAGTTTCTTGTACAATTGGCAAATCCTGAATTACCTCCTGAGGCAAACTGAGATAATACCTGTAGAGTCTTTGGAGCATTTCCATTACGCAACTGCTGCACCATTTAGTCAAAACAAACTGAGGATCAAGATAGAGTTTGTAGATATGCTCATACATATTGAGTAGTTGAATATCTAAATTTCTGACATACCCATTCTGAACTGTATGGTAGTTGCCAATGTGTTCTTCTAAATAATCTTTGTGTTCTTGTTTCATATTAAAAGTTTATATAATTTAATCATTGTATTTCTTGCCAATGGAGCTACTACTCCTGCAGTAAACATATAAAATGCAATCTGCGTAAATATATCAGGCAGAAAAAGTAGTAAAAGTGCTACCCATGCAGCCAGACATGAGGAGCAGTTAAATGGTTTAAAATTTAGTTTCCATTTCATATGGAACATATGTATCTCCGTAAAAAACAGAGCAAACATTACAGATGCTATTAATATCATTTTTTAAGTTTTTCAATATACAATATGGCATCCATTAACTCCTCCTGTAAATGGTTAAGCCATTGAGTTAAATTCAGATCATCCCTGTCCAGAGTAGTCCCATACTTTTTTATTCCTGCCTCACTCCTGTTATAGAATTTATCTATAACCTCCTGCACTATGCTATCCTCTAATTTTCTTTCTGAGCTCATTTTTAGTTTGATTTAAAGTTCTTATTATGCTCATGTACGGAATCCCTGTCTTTCTACTCAGCTCCCTTGCATTTCCGTTGAACTCGAAGGCATACAGTCTGAGAATCTCTTTCTGATACCAATAAAGTCCCTCCACATGATTTAATAATCCCTCTGTTATGTCAACCTCTTTTACATCTGGTTTTTCTATCTCAACCCATTCCACAAAATCCCTGTACTTTCTATAGAATTTTTTATCTGTAGATTGTACCAAGTTCAGCATTATTCTGACTATGTAAAATCTTAATTGTTTCCTATCGTACAGATCAACTAATTTCTGCTGATCCAACTCTGCCAAAATCAGGAAAACCTCACTTTTCAAATCCTCCTGCAATTCCACAGGTTTCATTTTAGAGATAGCCTCATTCACTTCTCTACTGCTCCAGAACTCTGTGAGTATCTCATTACGCAAACTCTCCAAACTCACCAAACTCAATTAAAATGGGTTTGCCTTCATCCTCTGTACAGATGTAAGCCTTACCGCCACAGGTAGCAACATCATGCAACCTACTGACCTGTTCTGGCTTTACTGTATCTCCGATTTTTTTAACTTCAACTGCAACATAAATACCTTTTGAATCATAGCCTTGAAGGTCTGCCCATCCTTTCTCAATTGTACCCTTTCTCCTCCTGACAGGGATATTATTAACCCTGTTGAGCCTTACCCCCTGTTTTTCCAGATGCTGCTTTGCCCATTTTGTAAGGTCTGAGGCTGACAGTTCCTTTGTGGATGTCAGGCTTAAACCTGCAATGTGGGCACTCTTTGCTACCTGTTTTGCCATTGTATTCAGTTACAGTATAAATTCTTAAACAAATCTTACACCTCATAAAGTTACATTAAAGTTTTGAAATATTCAGCAACTGCCATTCTGCGACAATTTAATTCCATCTGCTCATCATCTTCCAGAATCTCTTTCATCTGCTTTTTCTCTTTATGGTCAGCATATCTGAACTTCTCTCTGATAGCATTCTCTGTTCTTTCCAGAGTTCCCTCAAAGTCTGTTATTAATCCTCTGCTGTGCAAAATTTTAAAACATCTTAACCCATTGAAAATATGCTCCCAATCTTTATTTCTCTTGTATATCTCAAATGAAGTCTGCAGGATTTCATCATCAGTAACTTTTGGAGCTTCTATTTGCTTTGTTTCTGGTATAGGCTCAGGAACATAATTAGCTCTTACCCATCTGGCATAGCTGCCCATCATTCTCGTTAGGTAAAGGACTGAGAAATTCTGGAAAGTTTCCGCAACCTCATCCAATTTGTTTTTAGCACATAACTCGAATGCCAAATCAAACTCTCCTATAGGTAAGTTAGCATAGTCAACCTTCATCATTTTTGAGATATAGTTTAGCTCAAACTCTGAAGGCAACCTTTCACCTTTTACCCCTAACAGGATCATCCCTTTAGTGATTATTTTCAATATATCCTGAGAATCCGAATCCATCAGTTTCGGAGTTTTCCTCGCTTTTGAGATTAGCTGCGACTCTGTTAAATAAGTCCTCATACATTTGCATTTTAGTTGGTTTGTTAAAGTTAGTTTTAAAATTAGAATTATTTATCCAAACTGACAACATTTTTTGTTTCCAATTTTTTACAGGTTTCCCTTTTGAATCATGCCAATCCGCAACCTCATAATATTCAAATGCCTGTTTAGCTTTTTCTACTGTACTGCCTTTTTCTAAGAAATAATCCTCAACTTCAGAAAGTGATGGCTTTTGTATATTCTTAGTCTTTTGTATAATATCAGTCTTTTGTATATTATTAGTATTTAGTATAGGGGCACTTTTACCGAGATCGGGAATTTCCGAGATCGGGTTAACCGACTGTCGGTTTTTGTCAATCTCGGCAGGTATATCATACACAACATGATTCCACCCTACAAATCTCCCTGTTTTCGGATCATGTACTTTTACACTAAGAATATAGCCTTTCTGCTGTAGGTTTCTAAACAGCTTGTCTATAGTTCCTTTCTTGTCTGGCAATTCATTGTAGAGATTCTGCCTGTAAATAACCCAATCACATGGAAGGCTCAAAAGAAAACTTAAAAATCCCTTTTCCTCAAGAGATAGTTTTTTACTTTTTAAAACCTCGTTAGGCAAAGTAGTAAACCGCTCAGTTGACCTACTTTTTATTATTTGACCTGTGTTCATAAATAAGAATCCCTGAAGGGATTGGAAATGCAGTTCCGCACCCATCAGGGAAATTAATGTTTTTAATCTGAGGCTGCATCCTCAAAACAAATATACTAAATTAATTGCAATTTAGAATCCAATAAAATTTTAGTCTGACTGTATTTCTCTGCGAAATGCTCATCAATATCAATCAGGTTTTTACAAGTCTTAATACTGTGTAAAATTGTTGTATGATGCCCATTTGAGCCTAACTGTTCTCCGATCTCCTTTAGGGTTAGATCAGTATATTGCCTGAGCATAAATACCGCACAATGCCGAGCGTCAGCCACTCGCTGCCTCCTGCTATGTTCTGTGCAATCCGTATTAAATACCTCGTTAACTGCATTGATTATTTCCTCAGCAGGTCTGCGTTTGTGCCTTGCTATCCTCTCAACTACAGGGAATTGATCCAATAGTTTCTCAAGTTTACCAATCATTTCGTAATGATCCTTGATGATAGATTGGATAAAATTTCTCGTAATTGATTTAGTTGATTCGGTCTGTTTCAAAATGGTAAATCGTTTTTAGTTTTTTCGTAAATAGTGTACTGCTCATTGCCAAATTTATCTTTTTTCTGGCTTAAAAAACAAACGTATTTTTCGTAACCTTCTCCATTCTTAATAGAGAGTTCTAAAAATTCGCCTTTCTTTCCTTGTTTCTTAGTCAGAAAAATACCTTTAGCAAAGTTCGGTTTCGTTGAGTTCTGTTCCATCTGTTATTTGATTTAAAAATTTAGCCTCTTTGGTTGGGTTCTTGTCCCATTCATCTAACATATTTAGCATCTCGAAATATCTGCCTTCGCTATACCAAATGTGATGATAAATCTTTGCCATAATGAGCATTCTTTCCTGTGGTGGTAGTAGTTGGTAAGAGTTCATAATATCTGAATTTTTGCTTTTTCAAATGAAATTAATGTTCTGATTGCATCTATCTGGTGAACTGCAGCAGAGCAGCACCTTTCAAATCCTGTTTTTAGCCTGTTCCAATCCTTTGCCTTTGCTTTGATCATCATGTTGAATGTAGAGGCAGAGAATTTATCTAATAGCTCCAGATTCACTTTGCATTCAATATCTACAACCTCATCAATTCTGTATTGGCATTCAGTCATGTAGTTACCTGCTCTTGTCATCAGGATGGATAGATTATTTAATCTTTCAATGAGCTCCTCTGGCTCTTTCGGGAGAGGCTGCTCAAGATATTTAATCATCCTTTGGTAGTGATCATTGTATTTATCCAACATTCTCTTTGCGTTTTAAAGTTTTCTTAATGTCAGATTGAGAGTAGTTCATGCCCATTGCAATTCTGTCTTTATCCTCTATCTGGTTTGATTGTAGATTCAGCAGAGCCTTTTGGAAATCCTCATTCTTCACCAATGCTCCGATCCTGATTGCGAGTTGTTCCTTTTGTCTTTCCTCATAGGTTGTATTCTCTAATAGGGTTAGTAAGTACAATCTATTTTCCTCGCCTACTTCATCAATGGGTTCTTTAGTACGATTAATGGCTTTCTCTACTTCATCAGCAGATGCAATGCCTGTGTCAATTCCGATATTAGCCATAGCACAGGCTCTACCTACTGCAGAGGTTTCTGCGTTCTCTAATGCTGATGTGTGATTTACTTCTCTGTAATTGTCTGATTCGATTTCCTGAGCATGACCTGTGTATATGTAATCTCTGTCAGCTCCGCTAATTGTGAGTTTGGCTTTGACTACCCACATCCGCCTCTCAGCGAAATACTGATAGTCTGTTTCAATATTGTACTCGTAATTTTCATTGAGCCATTTGATTCTTTCGTGTACAGGAACGTAATCCTTGCCTTTGATTTTTACTGTTTGCATAATAATTGGTTTAGAGTTCAAATGTATAAACTCTTTTTTAAATATCAAAATTTATTTTTGTCACAAATATTTCAATTTATGTGACTAATTGAGCCGATTAGTAAAATTATTCAGCTCACCAATGTGCAATATATCGCCCAAATAATATGATTTTTGGTCTATATCTGATCCGTTAAGTGTCGAAAAGTGCGATAGATAACACTTTTAAGTACTTTAAAATGTAATTAGTTACATTAATTGGCAGATAAAAAAAAATTCCCCCTGTACTTACAGAGGGAACTTTAACCAACTATTACGAATTGCAAAAATAGCTATTAAACCAGATACGAGTAAGTAAAACCAAAGTTTAAATTTCCTCACTCTTTGCAACTTGGTTTCCACATCGTTTAACTCTTTCTTTAATTTGTCCATCTCTTTGATATGGGCAGCCTCATGGTTTTGGTAGTCCATGTGCAGAGTTTCCATCTCTTTTTGATGCCTCATTTTCAAGGCTTCGATTTTAGCAGTATTTTCCTGCGTTTTAATGACCTCTTTTGTTAAGGTAATGGTTTTGCTTGGTGGGCAAATTACAGGCAAAATAGAGTCCTTAAAATGTACCAGAATGGTATCAGGAGCTGCCTGAATGGTATCTACTACTAAAACCTCTTTTATTTCCTCTTTAATAGGGAATTTTTCAGCACAGGTTTCTGCAAGTTTTCGCTCAGAAAGGCATCCTGTTAAGAACAGACTACAGATCAATAATTTCCTCATCTGGTTTATTTAATGTTACACCATTGATCCAACCTTCCAAGAACCAATAATCCTCTAAGCCTTCAGGGTTAACAACTTCGATAACCTTAAACTCAATTTCTTTCTCTCCGAGTTCTTTAATCTCTTTATTGAGCTTTTTAATTCCATCTTTATTAAACTTATAGTTCCCCTTCTCATCTAATATGAGATTTCCTTTATCATCCACAGAGGCATTATCCAATCTCAAATCCTCCAGATCAGCCTGATATTTATCTATGGCAGGTTTTAACTTCTCATAGATTTTAAACAGCTTTTTCTGACCTTTTGTTTTTTGCTCACCCATGTAAGCTCCAATTAAGTTTGCAACTTTGATTAATTCGTTGTTAGTCATAAAATAAAATTTATGCTAATTTACAAACTTTCTGGATTATTTTCAATAGGTTGATCAATAATTTCTGGAGGAGTATAATCTCCTGTTATAACTAAGTTTAAACTATTAGCTACAAAATCCCAAGCAAACTCATCTTGAGACCATTGTAGGTACTGCTCCATTGGCATAAATACATTGCCATAAGCAATTCTGCCACCAATATTGCCTTGATCATCAAGAGGCAATAATTCATAATAAAATTTAGCGTTTTGATTGAGCGATACATTTACCGCATAAGCATTCAAAACCTTAGCTACTTTTACTTGTCCGTTGTCCCAAATTTGTACGTCTTGTATTGTTTTCATTTTATTTATTTTTTATACACATGGATTGATAGGGGTCTTAATGCTTGTTCCGAAGTTTACATCTAATTTCTCAGCTTTGCCAATAACCCAAGAGAATGGGCCGCAAGCAAATGAGCCAGCAGCGCAATCTGTTGTGTCCTTGGTTGCCTTGGATTCTATTGAGCTATATAGCCCAGTACTCCATTCAAAATATACCGTATCTCCTACATACCAATCGGTATTACCTCCAATTCCAGAGCAAGCATCTGCGGTAATTGTATCGGTAGAAACGGTTGTGATAGTTGATGAATTATATCTTTTTCTTTTTACGGTAAGAGTTGCAGAGTAACCGCTTGGCACTCTTACATATCTTCTTACCATTCTCTTTGTTGAATTTTGCAAGTCATCTTTAGTTGGGCATTGCTTGGCAGTTAGATTTGACCAATCTGCTCTTGTTGTATCTATTTCCTCTATTACACTCTCTATGTATTCTTTTGTACATATTTTAGTGAGATCAGTAATAGTGGTTCCAGCAATAGGATTTAAATACCCATTGTCTACACCATTTTGAAGTGCAGCTCTTGTGATGAGTTGGTTATCCGTTGTTCCTGCCCAAGTTGTAGCCATTATTTAATCTTTGCTTTTAGTTCAAGAATCTCTTTCTCAAGTTGCGCTATCTTCCAAGTATGTGCCTCGTTGTAGTTCACGGTCATCATGCCATCATTGTTCACCTCAATTGCATCTGGGATGTATTTCATCACATCTTGCGCTGCATATCCCCAATGTTTCTTATCATCTCTCTTATCTTTCCACATGAACTCAATCGCACTAAAGGTATCGCTATATGTGTTTGTGATCACATCTTTTAGGCGGATGTCGGATGATTCGTAATATGCAGTTGCATAAACTGATCCGTTTACTTGCAAATAATATGCTCCAGCATCAGTTATAGTGTTAATTAACAACTCTCCCCCACTCGTTATGCGCATTCTTTCTACATAAGAACCATTATTGTTTGTTAAAAATGTTAAATATCCAGCTTCATTTCCAGCAGTACTATTTTCTTTTCTTCCTGCAATTTGACCAAATAATGCAGCAGCAGATGTAGTAGTTTTATAACCACCAAATACAATCATACCTCCTTGATCTATTGCAGCAGTTCTATCATCAAATGCAGTTATATTTCCAAAATTAGAATCAGGTGTTCCTCTTACGTCTAATTTACCAAATGGGCTGCTCGTCCCAATCCCCACATTGCCGCCACTCGTTATGCGCATTCTTTCGGTATATCCAGTGCCATTATAAAAAATTAAATCATTTGTTGTTAATGAATATATTGCAGCAGTTAAAGTTGTTCCGTTATACAATTCTAATGCCCCACCTCTGCTATTTCCTCTTGCTGCTATTATTCCATAAGTATTTGATGTTGTTTCATTTACATCCAATCTAACACTCGGGCTGCTCGTCCCAATTCCCACATTGCCTTTATCAAAATGAGCAGCAACATTAGTCGTTGCTCCTTCAGCACTTGCATATAAACCAATATTTTTTGTTGCACCTGAACCTTCTGCGGCAAATACTGCACCATAGTTTGTACCTGATGTTGCAGTTGCAACTGCTTGAATCGCTCTTCCATTAGCTGTTGATTCTATGATATGCAATTTGTAACTTGGACTCGTTCCAATTCCCACATTCCCCCTATCCAAAACTAAATTATTAGCATAAGCAGTACCAGCATTTGTTACATCAAATGTATGTTTAACTAAACCAGCAGATACAATTTGCTTATAGTTTAAAGCATAGTTATTATCAGTTGCATAATTATAAGTTACTGCGGTATTTGTACCAGCACCAGAAGGAGCTGCGAAAGTAGCTGCGCCAGTTGAGGCGATTGTGAGTCTATCAGCACCTCCAGTCATTATAGCAATGTTATTACCTCTCGAACCAATACCCTGATTGTCTATTGTAGTAGTCCCAGTATCTGCAACATATATTGTACCACTTGTTGTATTAGATTCAAATTGTGCAATGCCAGCTCCACTTTTTACATGTAATCTTCTTAAAGCAGTTGCAAGTCCTATTGCAACATCCCCACTAAACGTAGCACTCGTTCCGGTTAGTGCGCCAAGCCTTGCCGTACCGTTTACATCAAGTGCATATCCAGCATCGGTTGTTGTTTTAATGAGTACTTTACCATTGAAATAGTTATTGTATGTGCTTTGGATTTGATAGATACCCCAATTGCCCGTAGGAATGGTAGCACTTGCATCAGAACCCAAAACCATGTAGCTATTGTTTGTTCCGCCATCTCCAATGTCCAATACAAAGAATGCTGCTCTATTAGTGCCTTGCATATTGTTTATGCGGATGGCTCTATTGTTGGTTACGGTTCCGTCAGCAGTTCCTCTCTCAATATATATTTGATCCAGATGTGTTGTTGTAGTTCCTGTTTGTGTGCTACTCGCTACGTTCCAACCTCTATAATTGGTTACTGCACCTCCACCTGTCAAGTTATTATTTGTACCAAAAGACATTGCTCTAATGACAAGCTGATTACTTGCAGAACTTGCAGTAATTGTATGAGATACGCTCATTGCTATATCTCCTGTGTCAGTGCCATTCCTTTGGGTTTGTGTAACTGCGAATGAATTTGCTGCACCAGATGTAACACTTGCAGTCATTGCAACCCTTGTACCCGTCAATAAATCAGTCAAGGTTTTAGCACCTGCAAGAGTCTGCGCTCCTGTTGTAACCACACCATTCTGAGCAGCTCCTGCACTTGCAACCGCAATAGTAGTTCCACTACCAATTACTGCACCTGTTCCTCCTGTTATTGTTAATACAGAACTTGTAGTTTCTGTTAAATTGCCTTTTGTAAGAGTTGGCTCTGCTCCTATCTCTGCCAATGACCATGATACGTTTGCCGATCCATCAAATGTTTTACCTGTTACACCGATTGTCAGCGTTCTTGCAGTGGCAAGTTTGGTAGCAGTTGCAGCATTTCCTGTTGTATCAGCAGCATTATTAGGTATATCTGTAGATGCCAATGCACCCCATGCAGGAGCTGCACTAATAGTTCCATCTCCTGTTTGAGTTAAAAATCTTTTAGATGCTGATGTGCTACCTGCTAATCTTGTTCCTGTTCCACTTGCTCCACCATAAATAATATCTCCTAAAGTTGTCATAGGAGAAAGAGCATTGAAAGCTGCTGATTTTGTAGATGCACCTGTTCCACCTCTTGCAATTGAAAGCTCACCACTCCATCCTATTGTATGAGTAGCAGTTGCTGAGGTTATTGTAACATTGGTATCATTTGCAAAAGTCTGTGTTGCAGCAGTCAATCCATTTAGAGAAGTAATTGCAGCACTTATATAAGTAGGAGTAAAATACTCCAGAGCAGTAGCTCCTGTATTTACTCGCAAAAGTTGACCTGCAGTTCCTAATGCAGAAAGCCCTGTTCCACCTCTTGCTACTGATAACTCACCTGTCCAACCAAGAGTCAAACTTGCTGCCCTAAGTAAGGCAGTTGCAGGAGTTCCTCCCAATGTTAATGTTACGTTAGTGTCATCGGTTTTAGTCAGAGCTGCACCTGTAATGTCTGATCCTGTAATTGTTGCCCATGTAGGAGATGCAGATTCTGTTCCTGTTCCTGTCTGGCTTAGATATTGTTTAGTAGTTGTTGTATTTCCTGCGAGTCTGTTTGGATTTCCAGATGTACCCCCAAAGATTATATCTCCCAGAGTAGTCATTGGATTAGTTATCTTGTTATTGAAAGTTGTCCAATCTGTTGATGTCAAATATCCGTTAACTGATCCTGTTGCTGCAGGTATTGAAACTGTGTTAGTTGATCTGCTCAAAGGAGCTGAGAATGTCAAAGGCTGCTCTGGAGTATAACCCAAAACAGTTGCTATAGATTTATTTTTCCAGAGGCTTGTCGCACTATCATAAAAAAGCCCCTGATTATTTGCTACACTTGAAATGGCAACATCATGGATTTCCTCAAGCTCATATCCGTTTTGAATCTTAACCTCAATAACACCATTAACTGCATTCTGTGTTGTAACGATACCAACATAAACCAAGTGAGTAGGAGCCAGAGTTTTAGTGCTTGTAAATGCTCCTGCAGTAGTTCCTGACAAATATAGCTGAGTTCCTGCAGCATAAGCTGAAGTATCAATACCTGAAATCTGTCCGACAATAACTACAACTCCATTAGAGTTATTTGAGATATTATCCTGAACTAAACCAAGAGTCTGAGCTGATGTATTATCTGCATCTGCAAGAGCCTTTGCGATTGTAGGATACCCTCCTGATGCACCATTAACATAAACTACAGTTCCTTTATTTATGGTTGCACCTGATGTATTTCTAACCTGTAGAACTAATTTATCAGATGAAACGAATGTAGGGAACTGAGTATTTACCCAAGCTGATCCGTTATATCTTAAATAATCATTTGTAGCTGCAGATGTGATTGCCACATCCCCAAGCTGATCAATATTATAATCTCCCTCCTGAGCTACTATCGTTCCTGTTCTTCCGAATACACTCGCAACCGCATTGCTGTTCAGAGATTTTTGCCAAATAGTTCCGTTATAAACAACCCAATCCCCAACCGCAAATGTGATATTTCCTGAACCCAGATTCTGAGTTCCTGCAACACTAACCAAATAAACATCTCCATTATCTCCTGTTCCATCTGCCAGAGTTGGAGTATTAGTTGAGGCATTCCATGTGCCCTTATATTCCATGACTGATGAAGGCAATTGAGAGGCAGGAATCTTACCTCCTGAGTCCAATGTTGCAACACCATTTGCCAATCCATAACCATAAGTGCTAACAAACTCTCCATTAGTTACCTGAGGAACACCTGTTCCCAAATTCGTAAGAGTTAATCCTCCTGTAGTTATTGGATCAGTTGTAGTGTTTCCGTTGTCAGTAACCTGCTGCAATGTAACTGCTGCCTGAGCACCAATCAAATGAGCAACCTGCAACCATGTGATTTTCTTTAGCTGACCTGTTACAGGATCACCAATAGTAGTTAAATCACTTGTCTGAGGATTTACGTTAGTAGCTAATTGATTTATTTTTTTAGACTCCATAGTTATTTAGTTGGAACTTGACACCTGTCATTAATTAATGGTAAAGTTAAAGTTACATCTGCTCTCACACCTGCCAAATAATCTGGATCACTCTCTGTGAAATACTCCAGAGCTATTGTATCAGGAGCATCCCAAATATTTGTCTGATTTCTAATCTGTGCAACAATATCTCCGCAAACCTGAGTCATATCAGATAACACCTCCTGTCCTTCAGTTTCTTGCAACTGCCTGTCCATAAAGTAAAGGCTGAATCTGAACTCAATCTGTTTAGCCAGAATATTAGAACTCTCCAGAGTTATAAACATGGCAGGATATGTTACATCCTCTTGGCTCAACCTATTGTACACCTCGCCAAAATACACAAAGTTAATTTGTGCGTGTTGGTTTCCGTAGTCTGTTAGTTGTTTTATTGTTTGGTTTAGTGTTAGTGTTGTTGCCATTTTTCTGCAGATAAATCTTTAATTTCTGTTGATTTTTTAAGTTAGCTTGTTTACTCATAACAGCAAGGTGGATTATTTCCCTGATAAATATATTTAAAGTTTTTCTCTACAGGTTTGCCTCCGCAACAGGTATCATCTCCCAGATATATAGTTGAATTATATCCATCATGCTCTGGTCTGACCACATCAATGCCTGATCCCCAATTGAGATACAGAGGAAAGTTTCCTATTGATGATTGCTGCTTTAGATATTTAATGAGCCTTTGTTTATAAAACTCAGCTCTGGATTTATACCTATTAGCTACATCTATCATGTCCTGCATAGATGGACTCTCAAAATTATCTCCTGTTTTTCTCAGCAGTCCCTTGTTGTAATATTGGAAACTGAGTCCCTGTGGCAACTCACTTAAAACAAAGTTTACAAGAGTATCAACTATGTAATCATTCAACAGAGTTACTTCACCCTGTGTTAGATCATTAGCCTGAATCCCTGCCTGTAATCTGTTGTAAAGAGCACTACCCAAAGCAGGTAGAATATAAATGTCCTGAGCAGCTTTAATTTCTGGCAGGATCAATTTCTCATCTACATTGTTATGCAGTCCTGTCCTATCCTTGATAGTATCAACTGATATGAATAATACGTTTAAACTCATCTTATTTTCTTGTTACAAGGTTTTCTTTCCATTCATGTCTGCAGAAAGGAGTATGTTTTGCAGGTTTAGAACCTTTGACTGTGTACCAACCGCCTCCTCTATCCCATACAGAATAGCCGAGTCTGGCAGTCATTTGCTCAATCTCTGATCTGCTGTACATTTTCTTTCTGCCATTAGATTGTTTCTGGCTCATTAGATATTGGCAGAATGGTCTGCTCGTTGGTTTATCACTATCGTTAAATCCTTTTCTCCATTCGTAGGTATATCTAATCAAAAACTCAGTTGTTTGAGGTTTGATTTTCTCCACTATGTCTTTCAAAGGCTCTGTCAGATTCCTTTCTGTAACAATGTTGGAATCTATGCCCTCTCCAATAACAATATCTTTAACAGCTATGTAGCCTTTCTCAGCAAGGAGATTCATTATTCTTTTGATTACTCCTATTTCCTCTTTCAGAACCTCAGCAATAATCTCTGGAGTAATCCTCTTGTCTTTTGCAATCAAATCCAAAACATTAGCCTGTAATTGACTGACATCAGCAAACAAAACCTGCTCATCAAATACACTCTTTTTTCTCCAGACATTGAAATTATCCTCATCCTCTCCCAAATCATCCAGAATAGAGAAATCAAAATCTTGCTCCTCAAATTGAGCTGTGTTCACCTCTGGATTTACCTGAGGCTGATACTTGCTCATATCAATACCGAGCTTTTCAATGATCCATTCTTTAGGAGCAAACTGCAAAAGTGCAGCCTCGCTGAACTCAATTCCTATAGGCTCAGTAGGTATGATCTTTAAATCCTCTGGATAACCTGCATATCCTGCCAACATATTAAATGCAGACTCAAGAAACATTTGTTTTCCGTTTACATATGTATTCTTGAAAATCTCATATCCATCTTTCATCTCTGTTCTTGTCCCTAATTGACCTGCAACCGCAATACCGAAAATGGATGGAGTAGTTACCTGATGCCCTGAGAATATGTTTGTCTGAATGAGCTGATCTACCTGCCCAAAATCCTCTTTAGTCAAATCTGACTGCCCCAAATCATCTACAATTGGTTTTCTGGATGCATCGTTGACAAAAGCCAACATATATTTAATCCCATCAGCTCCTGTGTAGGTATTTTTAAATTTATTGTGTACAACTCTCTGCTCCTCAGGAGAAGGCTCTCCATTAGGGAGGGTAATAAGTTTACTTGCAGAAAACCCTGTTTTGGCATTTCCTAAAACGTGCTTAGAAACCTCAATATCACTCTCAATATAGTTAAGAGCTCCAAAGTATGAGGGCAGAGTATAAACTCCTCCGTTTGGTCTGTATTCCTTTAGGTAAAGGATTTGTTTGCCCTGTGGATTCTTAGGATTGAATGCAGGATAAACCTCATATTTCTCCTTAGAATCTTTCCAATCCTCCTTATACCAGAACTGAGTATTGTCTTTATTAGTTCTGAACTTGGTATAATCACAATGCCAAATCTCGCTCACCTTTCCTATGCCCCAAATAACCTCAATAAATGCTCCTCCAAAAAGCTCCATATCCATTGATACCTTTCTGGTTAGATCATCCAGAGATTCGCTCCTATTAGGACTCTTAATGAATCCTTCACCTGTACCTGCCCAACCATTTCCTGTGATATAATGCACCTTGTTTCTAACAATGGCATTATGTTTAGCAGATTTGTTAAAAAGTTCAACAAGGTAATTAGGATAGTCATTCCTGTCCCCATATTGGATATAGCCTTCGCCCTTTTTCTCCCTGTATTCAGGTTGTTTGGCTTCCGCAAATTGTACTAAAACGTAATTCATTCTCTTATTTTATAAGTGTCTGTTGTTGTGTATTCCGTAAATATGGTAGCCGATTGGTTTAACATCATAATTCCACTCTCCAACAGATTTAAACCTGCAGGATTAGTGTTTGTTGGACTCGTCTGCTCATACACCTGATAATCCCATTGACCATTCAGACTGCTGCCAAAATAAGTATTTACCACTATTTCAAATTTATTATACCTATCCTTATACTGACTAACATCCGTATTATTTAGCTTGACAAATTTAACCTGTTGATTGCTACTCCTATTCGTAAATACAAACAAATAATTAGGACTCTGCAATAACTGTTTTTCAGTTAAAGTTAAATAAATATATTGAGTCTGCCCTTTTGTTAACTGTATCATCTACTATAAATGCAGAAAACTCTGGCATTTAACAAAAATGCCCCACCTAAAAGGCAGGGCACATGAAAAATCCGCACTGTATATTGATTATGATCCTGCAGTTTCGAGCTGACCCGCTACAGTTGAGTTAACCTCAGGAGCGAGTTCAGGCTCTTTACCTGTGAATGTCAGAGTATAACCAGAACGATCACCCTCTGCAGTACCTGTTGCAGATGAACCTGCTGTGATGTCAAGTCCTCTTGTCAATCCAAAGTACCAATATTTTCCGTTGTTATCTTTAGCTACTGCGACCAACAGATTCTTAGCCAACAACAAGATTTCATTTCTTGTATTAGCTTGTAGTTTGTTCAGAACAATAGTGAGCTCCTGCTGATAGAAAATAGTTCCGTTTTCAACAGATGCATTAATGTTCTCAACAACTCCAGATGTAGCCTTAACCAACTCATACTTGTAAAATCTCTTTCCAGAGTCTTTAGTCAGAGCAGTCATAACTCCACCAGAAACAGTATAAGAGGCAACATCTTGTTTTGCCATGAAGTACACCTCTGTTATACCACCTAAGGAATCTTTACAGTCTAATGTGTAGCCTTGCGTAAGTGCACAAGCCATGTTATTGAGTTTTTAAAATTATAAAAAGGGGAGTTTTATCTCCCCATATATTATGCAAGGATAAATTTCACTACTTCATCAGGGAATGCAATGTTCACACCCATTTTGAACTCAGAAACAAAACGTACTTGGTCTGCTTCTTTTGCGTAGAAAATCTCAAATTTCTCCTCCTCATTCAAGAGGTCTGTTCCCAAGAACATATTACTCAATCTCATTGCATAAACCTTGTTAGTTCCGTTCAAACCTGCAACAGCTACAACTTTGATAGTAGTGCCTGGCAAAATGAACTCGCTATCAGCTTTAACATCAATTGAGTAATGGAATTGGTTTGCATCTTTCAATGCAATAGTGTAAGTTCTGAAAACATCTTGACCACAGAAGATAGTCATGTCATCAGCAGCTACAACCTGTGCAGGGATAGCCTTGTAAACTCCATCAAAAATAGAGATTACGTTAGCTGCAGTAATTGAGCTCAAAGGAGCACCAGAGATGTAAGTTGAACTGTTTGCAGCAACTACTCCAGATGCAGCTCCAATCAACTTAACCAAGCCATCAAAGCGAGAAAGGTTAGCATTACCGCTATCGGTATCGCCCTGCCACAAAGCAGTTTCGAGTTGAGCAGCAATTCTCTTAGCTTTCTTCTCAGAAAATTCTTGCTCAAATGGGATTGAATCATACATTGAACCTGTTGGCAATGCCTTTTGGAGATATTTAGCCTCCAAATCTTTAGGGCAAAGAGCCTCGTTCACTTTAATTTTACCTACTGTTACAGTTCTCTGAGAAAAAGTAGTTGAACCAGATGCAGTAAAACCGCATGATGCACCACTTTGGAAAATTGCATCAGTATCCATAATGTTAATGGTTTCAGATGATTTAACACCAACCATTACATTACCTGCACTCTTTATCAAAGATGCAGTCTTAGCACCAAGCACACTTGAAGTTACAAGCAATGCCTCGTTTTGTTCTGTGTAGTCTGCAAGAGCAGCAACATTAAAAGCCATTTTTGTTAATTTTTATTGTTTAAAATTGCGTTTCTGTATTTATTAAGTCTATCAAACTTAATGTCTTTTGTAGGTTCAAACTTGAATGATTGAGGTTTTTGGATTGGATCAGCACTTGGTACTTTAGCCATCTCATCAATCAAATCTACAACCTGAGAAAACCCTGCTTTAGATTTAGCCTCAAGAGCTTCAACCTTAGCTGTCAGAGCTTCAATTAGTCCGTTAAATTCAGCAATCTTAGCAGAAAATTGATCTGCCATTTCTTGCATCTTTTTGTCTTTTTCTGCCTCAATCTCTACATCTACATTTTCTTGCTCTGGTTTTTCTGCAGCTTCGATTTCTACAATTTTACCTTCAAGAGTTGAGATTTGAGTTCCATCAGCCAACTGATGATCTCCATCAGGAGCGAATGAGCCATCCTCAAGTTTAACCTCCCCACCAACTTCAAGAGCAGAAATCATAACCTTAGTTCCATCTGCCAATTGGTATTCAGCAAACTCAAGTTTAGCCTCCTCCTGTGCAGGAGCAGCTTCAGGCATATCCTCGAATAATGCCTTAATTTTTAGTATTGCGTCTTTTGCGTTCATACTTTATGTTTAAATGATTAATAAATGAATTAGTTATCACTTAAGGCTGATAAAATTTTCTTTATCTCCTCAAGCATCTTTTGATCCTTAGATTTTGATTTGCTATATTCAAAAATTCCCTCTACAGAAAATCCTTTAACTTCTCCGTTTTTAACCTTTTGCCATGTTGCATCATCCTCAACCTTGAAAGAGCCAAACCATGATCCATCTGGAGCATCTTCAAAACCTTTCATAGGAGCTACTCCTCTGTCTTTGTCTGAGATGAATGATTCAAACATAACAACTCCATCTACTTTTTTAGATGGATCGTGATCTATGTTTACATTAGCCTGATAACCTTTCTTGAAAAACTTTTGAGCAATTTTAAAAATAGTATCCTTGCTAAACATAACGTAGTAATCCCCATGAGTATCATCACTCCTAAAAATAGGAGTATCAGCCAACATGAGAGCTCCACTAATAATACGTTTATCCTCAGAAACGATTTCAAATTTAGCGTTTTCTTTAAAAGCATTCCAATTCTTTTGGATTGCAGGTCTGTCAACCAATGCAACAAAATTAACCTCAGCATCATCATTCAGATCATCTGAGATCATTAATTCAAATATTGGTAATTCCATGTCTATAAATGTTAAATAGTTTAAATAATATCAACTTAGCCAAATCTTGCCCTTTGTTTGATAGCCTGTATTCTCTGTTGATTAGTAGTCATGTCTGTTTCTACAACATATGCCCTAACTGCCTGATTGCCCAGAGCATTGATAGTAGATTGGTTTAACTGTGTCAACTGAGCCTCTGGAATAGCAGGAGCAATAGGAGCACCTCCTGCAATTTTTGGAACACTTACTCCTCCACCTCCTGAACTACCCTCAGGATTTTTCATTGTTGCAATTTGTTTTGCTGTAGTTGCTACAATTGAGGCAATATTAAGAGCTGCAGTAGCTGTATTAATTCCAACCCATGGTTGACCAAATGTTGTTGGACTCGCTGCAATTGATTTAAAGTTTGCAGCACTTAAATTTGCAATTACTTTACCTATAGCTCCTGCCTGTTCAACTACCAATCCTGCAATCTGTACTGCCTTACTTTTTTCAAATACTTGCCTCGCCAATTGTGCAGCCTGAATACCAATATCAATATAAGCCATAGTAATGGCTGTTTTATATTCCTTTTCTGCAACTTCAGTAGCTATTCTATCCTCTGATAGTTTTTTTAATTTTTGATTATATTCTTGCTCAGATATTAATCTCTTGTTAAATGCATCATTTATCAAAATCTCCTCAGCATCCAGAGCCTGTTTCCTAACTGCAAAAGTTTCCCTTTGATTATTTGCAAGAGTTTCCAGATTGGTTAGATTTCTATTGAGGAATGATTGAGTTATGTCCCTGTCATATTGTTGTAGCTGTGCAGCAACCTCTGCTTTTTTATTAGCTAATTCAATCTCTGCCTGTGCTCTTGCCAGAGTTCCTTTCTTGTAAAGGTTTACATTATCCTCTAATCTCTTTACCTCAAGAACATTCTCCTCAATGAATATCTGTTTTTTAGCCTGTAATTTCTCTATCTCATCTTTTATACCTTCAGCAGTAGCTTTTCTCTGATCAAACAAAAGTTTATTCTGGTTAGCTACCTGAATTTTAGTGATCTCTTGCTGTTCTCTGAGTAGGGCATTTACGTTGATTAATTGCTCTGTCCTTTTCCCTGTGTATTTCTCCTCAACATCTGCAAGTTCACCCTGAACTCTAATTCTTTCAGCTATAAGTTCATTATTAGCTCCATTTAGTTTTATCTCTGCATCAATCCTGTTTAGTTTCTGACCTATCAATGCCCTCTCTGCCTTCTCGCCTTCATCCAGAACTTTAGCCAATTGATTATTTGCCTCAATTCTTTCCTCTATGCTCCTCTGATCATCATCTCTGATCTGTCTGAGTTTCTCAGCCTGAATCTCATTCTGTTTGATCGCATTTAATAACTTAGCCTCAGCAATGATCTGATTATTGGTTGCATTAGTTAAGGCTTTTGCCTCTTCAAATTTTTTACCAAAATAATTACCTGTAGCATCAGCCAATTCATTAACAGCCTGAGCTGATCTGTCGAATGTATTGTTTACACCTGTAACAACATCAACCAATTCTTTTCCAAATTTCTTTCCAGATTCTGCTGCCTCCTTAAAATTACCTGTTAAAAGATTTTTTAATGTCTGACCTAATAAACCTGCAGCCTGAATCATTGATTCAAATCTCTCAATGACATTTTCTTTGATCAGATTTCCGAGCTGTTTAACATACTCCTGAGGTCTTTCAAAAACATCCTTTATGAAACCAACTACTTTATCTGTGTTATCAACTATGAGTTTGACCAGATCAGAGAAAACACTTGTCAAAAAGTTTAATGCTGTGCTAAATGCATCAGCTACCTTTTGATTCTTTCCCAAAACATCTTTAAAAAACTCAAAGCCTTTTGCTACAAGAGTTATAATTCCCAGACTCTTTAAAAGACTGCCTATCTTTCCAAATGAGGAACTCGCTGCAGCTTCAGCTTTCTTGGCATTAGTACCAATATTCTCTACACCTTTACCCAGATCATTAACCTGTTTGGTAGCATCCCCTGTAGTAACATTTACTTTAATATCTAAATTCTGATTAGCCATTAGAATGTTTTTTCAATTGCCTTTAATAAACTAACTTTTGTTGTTGTATAATCCATAGGGTTATAACCTTCTATAGTATTCAGCCTGAACAGAACCCCATCTATCCAGATCAGCTTTCCAAAATCCAGATTATAAATATCTATAGTATTAAGGAGGGCATTGCAGGTAAGGAGTTTAGAATCCTTGTCTGTTATCTCTGCCATATAATCTGAATAGAATGCATTGAACAGGTTAGTAGTTGGATATGTTGTTGCCTGAAAATATACCTCTTTAGGAGCTCCAAAGTTTATGTCATTAGTTGGATTAAATGGATCATCCAGATGTCCAACATAAGTGTAAGTAGTTACATTGCTCTGTTTATTTGTTGATCCATCTTTAATGGCATAACCTGTCATGCCTGTTATATATTTTGCCTGAAATATCCTAATATTGAAATCCATTGATTCCTCTATCCCTCCTGATCCTACCTTGTAAATAGCAGGATAGATTTTATCTGTTCCTGTTTTTCTATATAATACAGATGATGAAAAAATTACTTCAGTTGTGTCAGTATCTTTAACAAAATCAAATGTAGTATCAAATATATTATCCCCATAACCCTCTGCATATTTCTTTCTATAGTTCTCATTGTAAACATCATTATCTTGTTTATACTTGAACTGATAATATCTGGCATTAATTTCACTCATTGGTTTAATGCTCATAGGTCTGCCTCTGTCAATCTTATTAGTCCAATCTTGAGTCAATGCATCTTTATCATCTGAAACATTCCATATTCCATTATCATAATAAACATATTGACCTGCAACATATGTTACATTTCCATGCCCCAAATCTCTTGTCCCTCCTGTGCTAATCTGGTAAACATAATTTTGAGTTCCTGTTGTATCAGATAAGGTAGGAGTATTTGTTGCAGCATTCCATGTACCCTGATAATTTGAAGGCTTATAAAAATCTATGTAAGGTTTTATTATAATCTTTTTCTCATTGACAGGATCATCATAAACATAAAGATTTAGCATTTTGCAAATTGACAGGAAAAAGTCCCTCTGGAAAATACCTCTTGGCAACTGTTTGTCCATCTGGATAGTTTCACCATAGTTGATAGGTACATCTGTTGCAGTTGTAGAATCAACCCTCAAATAACCACTATCAACATCATAAGTATTAGCAGTTGATGAAATGAAAACATCAATGTAATCATTTTGATTCAGAGTTGTTGTATATTCTAACTGTGTATTTAATGGAGTTGGAACTGAATTAATAGGAAATGTTTCTGAATCTACAACAGCTCCATTAACTCTTAAAGATATTGTTACATCTTGAGGAGCAGCAGGGTAAACATCTGTGATCTCCAAACTCAACTGAGCTGAGATAGTGCATCCCAATGCAGTTGCAGAATTATAATAATAGGAGTTTCCTGTTAGTGTAAAATTACCTGCAGTTACTACTGTAAAATCAGGGTAATTATCTGTTGAATAACTCGCAGCATTAGCTGTTGCATAAAATGCCTGAGTTGATGTATTAGATAGAGTCTTTGAGTTTGCAGGGATTACCAATCTGTCAAATAATGAATTACTCAAGTATGGGAAATCCCATGTGTAACCAGATTGAATCCTGATTTTTTCAAGCATTTCCTTTACCTTAAAACATGGTCTAAATGCCCTAAAATCAAAATCTACTTTATTTGTGCTCACATTTCCTATATCAATTAACCCAAATAAAACATGGCTATTTGCCACACTTGTAGTCTGATCTGTAATGTTTGCAGAAGTCCATGCCTTATTGTATGCAGAATATGCAGAATAACCTCCTCCAGATACAGTTGCTAAATCCTCAAGCCTATTGTTCCCCAGAGCTGAAATAAATCCTCCCAATTCACCGAAAACTGCACATTGGTACTCTATGGCTGATCCATCTTTAACGATCTCTAATAGCCTTAAAACCCCTTTAAAAATCTGTATTTTGTCAATAAAGATTCTGCAGTTGGCAACCTTAGAGGCATTGAAATTATACCCTACATTAGGCTCAGTATCATCTGTGATATTTGCGTTTCCAAGATCAAAGACAAAGCCAAATATTTTGTTGTTATTAGCAGTACCTGTAATGTTAATGGTTTTGCTGAAACTTGTATTTCTCGAACCAAAGTCCTGAATGTCATCAATGGCATAGCTGAACTCAGTTGATATTTCATCAACCAAGTCCAACCTATTATCCTCAACATAAATCTCTGTACTAATCATCTGAATTGTGAGTTAATGTATTTACTTACCTCAATGTCAATTTCAAAATTAAATAACTTGTCTGCAGCCTGTACTTTATATGTATAGTTTGAGCTCTGGACTGTTACAGGGAAATATGCACCCAAAACCTCAATGTAGCAGATACTTGAACTGACCAACTGAGCCAACCATGTGTAATCTTGCTCACTAACCCAATCACTAATCAAATGGAATCTGTCTTTATGTTGGATCGCATAGTTCAAAGCTGTTTCATTGTATCGGTTATAGCTATCCACATTTTTCATCTGGTTGCCAGATAACTGCCAATCATTTCTCCTGTATGAGCTCCTCTGAAACTCTGAACTCCTCCGATTGACCAGAGCAAATTTCATAGTGTCCCAACCGCCTAACCTATTCAGGAAATGCAGGTTATATTGTTTGTATTTAGGATAGCATTTCTGCCTAATCTTTAGAACTCTGGAAACTGCTACTCCTCTTTTCAGATAGAAATTATATCCATAGGTAGAATCTGTTATGATAGTTGATCCTGCCCATGTGTTAACGTGCTCTGCCTGTAGATTGAACAAATTCATCTCTCCTGCAAGGCTTATATTAGCACTTACTGTAGTCAGCACCTGTTCTGCAGAGTTTACAACCTCAACCCATGCAGAGTATGTTCCACCTGTTTTCTTGAAGTAGGTAGCATAGAAATTATCTCCGTATTCTATGCCTATATTATCTGTGTCCCTTTCAGTCAGCCAATCATCTGAGAAATTCTCAATCAGTAGATTATCATAGTAGTTTGAAAGGACTAATGGAGTATTATCATTGACTGCCAAAATATCGGCAAACAGAGGAGGATAATAGTTATAAGAGCTAAACTCTCCAGATGCCATATTTCGAGTAATTGTACCTGTTACCTCCTCACCCACAGCCACATTATAAGTTACCTTTAATTTGTCATTAGAGGCAACCAGAACAGAGTTCCCTGAAGGCTCAAAATAGTTAGTAACATATGCCCTTACTATTGGACTCGCATTAAATATCCCATAGCTGCCTGATGGATCAGGGAAAACCTTCACAGTTGATACTATGTTTCCGTTTACCCTTACATCGTAAACAAATTTGAAATTGGTAGTTCCTGAGTTTGTTGAACTCGAAACAAACCATAAATCATCATGCAAGGATGCATATGTAGCAGGACTATCTGTTATCGTTATTGCCATATGTTCTTATTGTTAATTGTAAATCAGTTACTACTGCAGTAGCCACCCCATTCAGGAAATCCTGATCAAATGTCTGTTTAAATGCTTTATCAAAAAATCCTGTTCCCCTCAATCCATCTCGTTTAATTGCAGTAGCTATCTGGAAAGAAAGTTTTCGCCTACTCGCAGCAGCATCAGACATTGCAGACAAACTTCTCTTTTTCTTGGTAGATGCACTCAATGTTACTTGCTCAGTCTTTGTACTTATTTTGGCATTGGCTAACCATTTAATTATCGCATTAGCCATGAAATACCCTGCCTTTTTGCTCTTGAACTTGTACTTCCCTGTGTTTGGTTTAGGCTTTGCATTCTTGCCTCCAACACCCCTTACACCCTGATTTACAAAATCATAGTATTTGATCTGTTTGCTGCCTTTGGCATAACCTACCTCCAAAGTAGTCTGCCCAGAATCTCCATAGGCAAGTTTAAAAGGAATATCATAAAGAGCACCTGTAGAGATTGAGCCATCAGTATCCAGATTCTGTTTTACTAATGTCTGAAACTGCCGACCTGCTGCATTCAAAAATGCTTGAAGTACAGGCAGATTATTCTCATCTACAATATCGTAGCCATCTTTAAATCTGTCCAGAAACTTCTCAGCTATGAAGGCAGCCTGTTCTTTCCTCATACTAATAAATGAGGCAAATTGAGGATATTATCTCAGAAAAAACCCCTGCATAGAAATGCAAGGGGATCAAAACAACCGCTATGAAAAACTCTTAAAATAAATGCTGCAATAAAATCTCTTTGAGTAAATGGTATGGCAATGGACTGATATATGTCCCATGCCCTACATGAATCTCTGTGTATTCTACCCCATCTCTCTCATATGGGATGATCACATCCACAGTATTAAAATAAGCCATCCTCCTGTCTAAATCCTCCCAATTGAACTCCATGTCCAAATCTTTGAGCATTCTGGTAGTGTCCGTATGATATAAAATTTCAATCTCCATTATCTTTTTAAATAGTCCCTTTCTGCCTTCAAATATGACAGATCATTTAGGAACTGCATACATGGTAGCTCATAGGCTTGGTCTAAAGGTATCATTTCATGCTCTGCCACTATTTTTACGCAATAGTGCCAACCATAAAACTCCACAAATCTGCTCCCTCCTCGCACACTCTGCTCCTCCATCTGCTCATCAACCTCCTCATAAAGTCCCTTAAAATTGGAATCTAATTCACTTATAACCTTGATAAATTTACTGACACTATAATAAACATCCAAGAATTTAGCACTCTGAATATCATCTGCATAGTCTGAGTGCTTGGCTGCATTAAAGTTATCTTTAACAAATCCAAAATATTTAGTAGGATGAACCATTGAGGCTGCTAATTTATGTAGGTTCTGAATTACATCCTTTGCAAATACTTTGGTTTCTATATATCTGGCTGTGTTAATCTGGCTAATATCGTAATTACAGATGTATTTATTTTTAGCAGTCCTGATATATTTTACAGGATAGCCTTTGATCTCAGTCAACAAGAAATTCATTTTCTTTATTTCCTTGCTCAGTCTTTCAGGAGCATATCTCTCAACAGCAGCCTCAGTATCATTGTTAATGATAGCTATTATCTTGGTAGCATTACCGATAATATCCCCACCTGTCAGGATAGGCTCAAGCTGCTGATATTGGAATACGTTTAAATCTTTCCACTCCATCTCTGCTCAATGAAAAAATAAATAGCTAATAGAACAATAGGAAAACAAAGGATGCAACTAATTGGAAACCACATCCAATACATCAGATGCTTTATCCTTGACCTCAATTTGCAACGTCTTGCCCATCGCATCAAAGATTTTTGTAATAATTGATAATCTTGGTTGAGTGCCATTTTCAAATCTGCTTATAGAAACAAAACTGATGCCTGATTTCTCAGCAAGTTGTTTCTGGGTTAGGTTTTGTTTTTGTCTTTCTGCTTTCAATAGTTCACCGATCATATTTGTATTTGTTTTATAATATCTGATTTTGGCTCAGTCAGTTTATCTAATAAATTAGCCACCTCCTGCTCTGCCTGTTCCTCTGTGTCGCATACTGCCATACATTTGAAATTAAATGTAGGAGCATCTTTAAGCCATACTAAAAATTCTACCTTGCCAAAAATGTCTGTTCTTTTTTCGATTTCAAGTACCATAATAGTTGATTTTTGTAAATGTAAATAATATTTCACTAATATAAAAACTTTTTTAATCCATCTGCACTTTTGGTTATTGCCTCTGCTCTCTCATACAGGCTCTTTATCTGGCTCTCAATCTCTCTTTTGTCATAGCTGCAATAGTAACCATTTGAGGTTGCAATCACAGGTAGGATGCCCTCACTCCTGATAAAGTTGGTAATCTTTCTAAGCCTTGCTCCTGTCATCTTGCAGCCGAAATCATACTTAGCATTTAACTTCTCGCAGATGTCATCCGATTTAATAGGATTCTCTTTTGTCTTGGTTGATAGTCCCTGAATGATCAGAGGGATGAAATGTTTCTCATCATCCGATAAAGGGCAGGTTTCGTTTTCAAAATTCGTAATCATAAACAGTAGTTGTCTTGAAGTAATCCGATAATAATTGATCCGATAATTAAGGCTAAAATTAAGTTTAATGTTTCCTTTTTCATAACATGGTTTTAAAGGGGGATTTCTCCCCCATGATTTTTATATTCTATTATATCTGTCCATTGAGATCATAAATTCTTTTCTATCATTCTCAATTGAATAATTTTCCCATTCTTCAACTGTTCCATCCCATTTAAATATTTGTGTTCCAAATCCATCGTTTCTGAATCTAACAATATAAATACTTTCAACATTGCTCCTGTTAATCAATTTATAACTTTCTGCTCTTGAATATGCAGTATTACCTGTGTTGAAATAAAACTGCTTTACATTAACTTTTTCCAATTTATTCAAATGGCTGAAAGTTTCCCAATTTTTAATTAAATCATAAAGATTAAATGTTGCATTGCTCATGGGTAATTTGTAATAAGAGCTAACATTTACCCATTTGTTTTCGTAGTGTTTTGTTTCTGTGTTCATAATAGTTGGTTTGTGGGGCATTGCTGCCCCTGTTTTAAAATCTAATTTCGTAATTTTCCCAATGGTTAATGTTTTGATAATAAGATTCTGGATTCTCTAATTTCTCCAATTGCATAGTAACTAAAAAAGCAGTTTTGTTTCTCTGCTCTAATTCAAAAAATGTTTCAGGCATTTCTGAATAAAGACGATCCAATTGATCTCTTAAATCTTTGATTTGTTCTTGTTTTGACATAATAATTGGTTTTGTCTGTCAAAGATAAACCTTTCTTTAATACAAAGTGCAAAAGAGATAAACTTTTTTTTAAAGGAAATTGTACCTACCTGATCCTGCCTTCATGGTCATGTTATGGTAAGCAAGAGCCAGAGCCATAACTGCATCATCATGGAAACCAGAGGGAGCTGAGTATTTCACCCCTGTTGGAGTGTATTGATATTCAAACACTTCTAACTCCTCTGTGATTACCCCCTGAGGGAATCCTATTTTCCCTGTCTGGATTGCTGTCTGCAAACCCATCATTAATTGCTGCTTTGACTGAGATGTGAACTTAAGTCCTTGAATTTGAATCCCTTGCCTCAGCAAATCCTCATAAATTGGATCGCCAACTCCTGTACTGTCTATGACTATCGGTTTTCTGGGCAGGTTCAGGATTTCCTGTTTAGTGCTGCCCCAATCCTTTTGAAACCTCTTTAAATAGCTCACATTTCCGTTTTGATCCAATCCTATGATAACAGTCCAATCCACCGATTTAGCGACATCTATGCCAAAATAAAGGGGTTCTGAGAGGCTCTGAGGTTTGGTGCACATTTTGATGAACTGACTGCCAAATGGATTGGAGGCATTTTCCATAGGGTTAGCCATGTATTCCTGCTCAAATACCGCTATAGGCAGTTGGCTTCTCGCATCATCTATTTCCTCAGGAGCAATATGGGGATTATCGTATGTTGTAAACTTGAAACTCTGCCATCCATGCTCTCCTGATTTCATGTAAAGAGAGTAGAAGTAGTTCTGCCCTTTTGGAGTTGACAGAAAGATGGCTTTTCCCCTAAAGTCTGTGAGAGTTGGTCTGATAGCATTGAGCCACCCATTCTCAAGGTTCGGGATATAGGATGCCTCATCTATGATAGCCAGATGGAATTTCTGTCCCCTGAGATTGTCCAACCTTTCACCTGTAAAAAACCTGATTGATCCCCCAGAGAAAAAATTAAATACCAGATCAGATTTGTTTCCTGTTACATATTCAGCATCCAATCTGCTGCCGATCTCCTCATAGAATATTTTCGCTAATTGGTAGGTAGGAGTAATGTATGCAACAAGTTTTCCATTCAGGGCATTGTCAATAGCAAGGGATTGACTGATTACACTTTTCCCCCACCGCCTTCCACACATCAGAACTATAAACCTCGCATCACAGTCCAGAACTTTCTGCTGAGTCTGATGAGCTATCGGTAGCCACAGGTCTATCTGTTTTATTTCCGTATCTGACAACTATTTCAGTTTTTACTTTATCGTTGTTTTCGTTCTTAGTCCCATCTGACCATTTGCTCCTGAACCTGTTGATCATGTTGAGCCTCCAGATTCTATCATTGAAAAATGGTATCTCATTGATCATACCCATTCGCCCTATTTTCTCCCACCAGATCATACTTTTTTGCGTTCCTATCTCTTTGGAGTGCAGAAATTCAGGAAATTTTTTTTCCCAATCATACAAAACCCTCTCAGAAACCCCGACAATTCCACCAAAACTCTCGAATGAATATCCCTCACTCATATGCTCAATGAGCATCTGGCAGAACTCCTCTTTGTATTCTGTAGGTCTACCTACCTTGCCCCCTATAGGTTCTTTCTTTTCTGTCATGTTTATTAAATGATTTTTGAGCCTTTCCTTTCTTTCTTTTGCCAAATGTAACTTTTACTTTATCTGCACCCTTTTTCATATTAACTGATATATTTTACTCCATTCTGTAGGGAGGGTTAAATCTTTGTGTTTCCTGTAGCCAACTGTTGCAAAAAATGCATCCCATTCCTGAGGTTGTTTTATGTTTATATGCCCCCATTGCTCATCATTTGCAGATTTATGAGGAGTGCTGCTGAATAATATCCAGATAGGAGCAGCCTGTTCAAATAGGGCAAATATCTCATTATCTGTCATGTGCTCCGCTACTTCGATAAATAGCATGATGTCAACATTCTTTAACTTATTGATGATTTTTAGCTCTGGTAACCTTTGTTTTAGATAATCCCTGTGAGCCTTGAATTTCTCAATAGCCTCTACCTGAAACCCTAATTCCATAGCAGCCTTAGAATATGCTCCAACCCCACATCCGTAATCAATGATTTTCTGCCCATAGCCTTGCATTTGAGCTACAGTATTTTTAGCCAAATCCAGAAACTGCAGATTATCCAGACTAATGCCTCTCTCTAATTCTACTTTCAGAAATTCCTTATCAGTATATTTTCCCATATCTATCTATAAAAAGTTGATGCTGTTGTTTTAACCACTCTGTGTGCTCTTTCTTGTCCCCATATCTCTCATGGCACATCCGACATACTGCCATCAGATTTTGGATCGTGTCTTTATCTTTTGAGCTACCCATACCCCTGCAATCAATATGATGAATGTCAACAGCTTTATTACCGCATACTTCACACCCAATGAAATCATCAATTCCATAACCGAAATATTTCATGTATGTTTTCGTGTGAGGTTTCATATCGTTCCATCTTGCAGAGGCAAATCCTCGTTTATTTCCACCCTCCGATAATTCTCTTTCCAGAGAGCCTTTGTCAGGATGATGGATTTTCTTTCAATCTCCTCCTCACTCGCCTCAAACCATAATAAATGCAGAATTTCATGAATAATTATCTCAAGATGCTTTTTCCCTTTGATAGATGGATCAATTTCGATTAACCCATCAGAGTGAGCTATACCCCATACCCTCTCTTTACCGAGTTTTCGGTATTTTATCCTAATCTTAGGCTCTACTCTATCATGCAGCTTTAGTTTCATCTTTCATTTCTAACAGATCAGGTCTTTCCAAATCTGAAACTTCTAATTTATGTTTTCCCCTAACCTGTGCTAATGCCCTCCTGTAAATAGTTTCCTTGATATGTAACTCTTGTATCTTTTTAACCAGAAAAACCTCCTGTTCTTCAATGCTCATTTTGTTAATTTTTTTAGGTATCATTTGTCAGTCTTTTGATGCATTTTATTGCAAGTTTTACATTTGTACATAACCTTAATAACCCCTGTTGCAGTAGTCCTCACCCCATTTCTCGTTATATCATCACTACCACACTCAGGGCAAGTTCCCCGATATTGACCAAATAAAACACCATAGTGAGTTTTCGGTTCAATATGATTATTCAAATGCTTGAAAACTTTCTCCAATAAAATTACATCATTTTTGCAATACTTAATCATTTTTTCCATTGCTGCCTGATCACTCTCCAATAGTATTGCTTTCCAGAGATCAAACTCTGTTTTTATCTTACTGCCAATGCCTAAATAATTAGCTATGTAATTGAGCCTGTTTGAGTTAAATCTAAATTTACTCCTCGCAACCTTGAGAGTATCTATGGTTGTGTACTTTGGGAACATATTAATTCCATGAAACAGACATCTGGTTCTGATCCATGCCAAATCAAATTTATCTCCATTGTGCCCAACCATTTCATGTGATTGATCTGCAACCTTGATAAATTCCTCAAGCATTTTTTTGTCATTCTGTTTCTTGTCCCAATGGAGTCCGTAAACATCCTTTTCATCCTCCCATTTGTAACAAATGCAAATAATTGCCCTCTCTTTTATGATATTAGAGTAGTCAATATTCTTTTTGAAACCTGCCTCCCAGAAT